CTAAAGGACCAGGGTCAATACTACAAGGCATTCAATTAGTACAGGATCAAAAAATAAGTGTGACTAAACGAAGTGTCAACTTGATTAAAGAATATCGCAATTACTTGTGGAAAACTGATAAAGACGGAACTGTTATTAATGAACCAGAACCAGGCTTTGACCATATTTTAGATGCGGTTAGATATAGTTTGAGTAGTTTGAAGCCCCATCACGAGATGAATTATAAACAACCAAACAAAAGACCATTGACATATGGTCGTAGACGATGATATAAGTATTTTTATAAGACGGAGCGGGCTTAGGATCATTTAATGTCCAACAGAAAAGCCAAGGCTAAACTCAACGAAGATTTAGTCAATAAAATTACTAAAAGATTTTCTCATGCTTTAACTTGGAGAGAGCCATATAAGCAAAAATGGGATCGCTTTTATAAATTATATAAGTCTCATTTAGAAGAGACAAATTATCCTTGGCAGTCAAACATCTTTGTACCTTATTCTTTTAGCACTATTGAAACAGTCGCTCCTAGAATGGTCTCTAATAAGCCTCAAATAGATATTTTACCTAGAGAACAAGCAGACATTAAGTATGCAGAGATTCAATCAACTCTTATTGATTTTCAATGGGAAGAGATGGAAATGCAGAAAGTCCTAGAAGATACAGTAAAAGAATTACTTATCTATGGAACTGCTATTGTTAAAGTTTTCTGGACAAAACAAGAAGAGAGTGTAATAGAGAAAGAAGTTGTTGATGAAGAGTTTCCAGAATTAGGCGTAGTTGAGAATGAATCTAAAAAGGTCATGATTGATAGACCAGAAGTAGAATTAATTGATCTTTATGATTTCTTTTGGGATCCAGCAGGTACAACAATTGATAACTGTCGCTGGGTAGCACATAGATCATATAGAACTTATCAACACCTAGAATCTTTACAAAAAGAAGGTATTTACAAGAACGTAGCTAGATTAAGAGACACTAAGTCCTCACTTAACGATGATGAAAGAGAAGTTAGAAGAGATGTTAATGGAGTTTCTTTGCCAGATATGCCAGAAGAAATGGTAGATGGTAAGCAATTGATTGAAGTTATTGAATACTGGGAAAATGACCGAGTTATCACAGTAGCTAATAGAGACACTGTTATTAGAGACGAAGCTAATCCATATAGACATGGAAAGAAGCCATTTGTTAAGTTTGTTGACCAAACTGTACCTCACGAGTTTTTAGGTATTGGAGAATTAGAACCAATCGAAACTCTACAATATGAACTCAATGACCGCAGAAATCAAAGAATGGATAACGTAACTCTCGCATTAAATAGAATGTGGAAAGTTAAGAACGGATCTGGAGTCGATGAAGACGAGCTTGTTAGCCAACCAGGTGGAGTAGTCCACGCTAATGAGAATGATGCAATTGATGTTATTGGATTCCCAGATGTTACCGCTTCAAGTTATCAGGAAGAAACTCTTATCAAGGGAGATATCCAACAAACCACTGGAGTATCAGACTTCACTCGTGGTGTTGGTTCTGAATCATTAGGTAATGATACCGCAACTGGCATTTCTCTAATTCAAGAGGCTGGTAATTCAAGATTTAAACTAAAGATTAAAAACCTAGAA